ATGAAAAATTTATTTAAAGCAATCGCAGAATTTCAACAAGAAGTGCCAGTAATTCATAAAGGCACTAAAGGGTATGGTTATACTTACGCTGATCTAGCGCAAATATTCACCGTAATTAACCCTTTAATGGCAAAGCATAAACTAGGGTTTATGCAAACAGTAGAAAACGATAGTGTTAAAACTATAATTTTCCATCATGAAAGTGGTGAGAGTTTAGAGTTTAGTACTTCAATTCCCCAAGACGTTAAATTAAAAGGTATGAACGACTTCCAAGTTTTGGGTAGTGCTATTACTTATATTCGTCGTTACGCTTTATCTAGTGTACTTGGATTAGTTACAGATAAAGACACGGATGCTGGAGGGGAACAAGAAAAAAAGAAACTAGCACCGAAAGAACAAAAAAAGCAATCGATAGACAAAGAGAGATTTAAAAATGCATTGGATTCAATCAAAGCTGGGAACTACTCCATAGAAAAGTTAATTGAAACTTTTGATTTAACAGAAGAACAACAAAAACAAGTTAAAAAGCTATGATTATTAGATGCTCAAGTTTAGGTAAGATCATGAGTAATTCAAGGTCTAAAACCGATCCACTTTCTAAGACGGCTAAAGCCGAAATTAGAAGCCTTGTAAAGCAAGAACTTTTTGAATATGATACTTACCTAGAAAATAAGTATTTATCTAAAGGTATTGTATGTGAGAATGATTCTATCGATTTGTATAATATGGTATTTTTTAAGAACTACGAAAAGAATGAAACCAGGTTAAAAAATGATTGGATAACTGGCGAATGTGACATTCTAACAGAAGACATGATTATAGATATTAAGTCTAGTTGGTCAAAAGAAACATTCCCCGCTACCGAAGACGAGATAGACAACAAAGACTACGAATGGCAGTTAAGAGGTTATATGTGGTTATACGACAAACCTTTTGCTGAACTTGCTTATTGTTTTGTTGAGACTCCAGAAGAGTTTTTAACCTACGAAAAAAATGAAACGATACATAGAACGGCTGGAACACCTCCAGAGTTGAGAGTAACGGTTAAACGTTTTGAGCGAGACAAGGAATTAGAAGAACAAATAAAAGAACGGATTGAGGCGTGCCGTGATTACGCTAATGAATATAGAAACCAAATTTTAAATAAAAACAAATAAAAATGTATACACTAAAAGGAGAATTAAAAGTAATCGGAGACGTTCAGCAAATCAGCGACTCATTTAAAAAGCGTGAGTTTGTAGTAGTTGATTCGTCGAGTAAATACGAACAAACAATATCTTTACAAGCTGTTCAAGATAGAACGGAATTACTAGACAAACTAAAAGTAGGTGATAATGTCGAAGTTACCTTTTTCTTACGAGGTCGTGAATGGACTAACCCAAAAGGCGGTGAGGTTAAATATTTCAATTCATTGGATGCGTGGAAAATTGAGAAGCTAGATCAAGCACAACCAGTTCAGGATAGTATCGTAACGGATGATACAGACGATCTACCATTCTAAAACACTTTAACGATTAACTGTTAAAGATGCCAGCGGGTTAGAGGGGTCTGCTCGCTGGCTATTAAAAAACAAACTATGACTAGAGGAATACAACTAATAGAACGAGAGATAGAAAGCCTTAGAAAGACTTACGAACACGTTATAAAATACCATAACTACACAAGGTCTAGCGAAAAAGGACTTAACGAAGGGAGTAAAGCTGTAGATCGTATAAAAAAATACATGATCGAACTAGAAAAGGATAAAGCTATATTAATCAATATTCATAAAGGAACAGTATGAGAACACTATTTAAACAACTACCAGAGGGCGATAAAGGAAAATCTATACAAAGCCCTAAGACGATTATTTTAATGCGCTTAGAATCGCTTAGACGAAAATTTAACCGAGAGAATGACGAGAATTTAAGCATGGTAACGTTTCTCCATGTTTACTACTCGAAGAAACTAAACAAGCCAATTAACGAAGTTTGTTTATTAGGTCGATTAACTGTTGAGATAATGACGTTTGACAAGCAAAGACACTATTTAGAGAATGCAATTTATAACAATAACTTTAAAGTACTATGAAAGAAGAAACTAAAATATTAACAGCACTATTCCTAGCGAGTGCTTTAAACGATACGCTAGACGATTTGGAAGTATCTAACGCTTTTGTACGTGAGTTTAAACGAGAGACTAAACGCTATCAAAAGTTTTTAACTAAAAAGATACATAACGAGATAGATAAAACCTACAAAACCGATCCAGAGACTTTTGAAGAAGTTCAGAGGGTAATAGACGAACGAGCGCACAATCTAAGCCTAGAAATTATTAACGCTTTTAACCAGGTTATTGATGAAGAAGCCTAACCACTACAACAACGAAAAAGGTAGCCTTTACAAATTTGCAGAAGATCATAACCTTAACGCATGGGAGTTTGACGCTATCAAGCGAATAGTTAGATGCAGAAAAAAGGGCAACTTTTTAGAGGACATTGATAAAACTATTTTTGTATTAGAGTTATATAAAAAGGAATTTATTAAGAAATAATTTGTATATTCACCGAGAGGTTGAGCCGATCAACTCGTAAAAGGTTTACACGATTCCTTCCCTCTCTTTTTTATTTAATCGTGTTAATTTAAAAATCGTTTCAATGGAAGGTTATATCCAATTACACAGAAAACTTTTAGAATGGGAATGGTACGACGATACACCAACGTTTAAATTATTCATTCATTGCTTATTAAAAGCAAATTATACCGACAAAAAATGGAGAGGTAATGATATTAAAAGAGGTCAGTTTATAACTTCAATATCCAACCTGTCTCATGAAACTGGATTGAGTCAAAAACAAGTGCGTTCTAGCATTGATAAATTGGTTAAAACTGGAGAGTTGGGCAAATTAACGACTCACCGTAACTCAATGATAACAGTACTTTCGTACAATAATTACCAAAAAGAGGGCAAACCAAAGGGCAAACCAAAGGGCGAATTAATGGCAAACTTAGGGCAAAGCGAGGGCAAACTAAGGGCAACTACTAATAAAGATAATAAAGATAATAATATAATAAATAATAATATACTCGACTTCGTCAAGTTGCTTTTTTTCATTAATCAAAAAACTGGTAGAAAGTTTAAAACCATAAACGACCAAGTTAAACGTAAATACAAAGCAAGGTTAAAAGATGGTTACACTAAAGAAGATATTTTAAATTCAATTATAAACGCTTCTAATCTTCAATATCATAAAGATAACGGCTGTCAATACTTAACACCTGAATTTTTTAGTAGACAAGACACGTTAGATAAATACGGCAACGAGGCTAAAGGTAATTTAATCGCTTCATTTCCTGACCCTGTAAACTAATATATTATGAAAAATAAACATAGATTCCCATACGAATGGACTTTAAAAGATGCTAAATTTACTAAAGATAAAGGAACTGTATTTAGTTGCTTTGCTTGTGGTGGTGGCTCTACTATGGGTTATAAATTAGCAGGTTTCGACGTGTTAGGTTGTAATGAAATAGACCCTAAAATGATTGAAGCGTACAAAACAAACCACAATCCAAAGTATGCGTATTTAGAACCTATACAAACGTTTAAATTACGTAAAGACTTACCAAAAGAATTATATGAACTTGATATTTTGGATGGCTCACCTCCTTGCAGTAGTTTTTCAATGGCTGGTAATAGGGATAAAGATTGGGGTAAAGAAAAGAAATTTAGAGAAGGACAAGCTGAACAAACTTTAGATACTTTGTTTTTTGACTTTATAGATTTAGCAAAAGAATTACAACCAAAAGTAGTAGTTGCTGAAAATGTAAAAGGATTACTGCAAGGTGAAGCTAAAGAATATGTAAGGAAAATTTACAAAGAGTTAAACAAAGCAGGGTATTACTGTCAACATTGGCTTTTAGATGCTTCTAAAATGGGTGTGCCTCAAAGACGTGAAAGAGTGTTTTTTGTTTGTTTACGCAAAGACATTGCAGAGCCTTTTTTATACCAACAAGATATGTTTACGCAATTACCTAAACTTGAATTGAATTTTAATGAACCTGAAATACCTTATAAATACATAAGACAAGAAAAAGGAAATAAAAATGCAATAGGTTTAAGCCCTAAAATAAAAGAGTATTGGTTGCTTTGTGAAGCGGGAAACAGTTTTAGTAGTGTTCATCCTAAAGGCAGTTATTTTAATGAAATAAAAACACATCCAGAAAAAGTATTACCAACAATTAGAGCAAACGGTTTACCTTATGATTATGAAATACAAAGGACTTTGTTTGATGATGAATGTAAAAAGGCTGGGAGTTATCCTTTGGATTATAATTTTGTTAATAATAAACCTGTTTATTTAATTGGAATGAGTGTGCCACCAGTAATGACTGCACAAATAGCAACAAAGATATACGAACAATGGTTAATAAATATTAATTCCAATGTATAAAAGACTAGAAGACGTAGCGCAAGACCTTAATAGACTCCGTGAGAATGGAAGGCAACGAGGGTACTCTGTAGGATGGGAATGGGGTATACTACCTTATACGGTTATCTTAGGCTCTACAACTTATATGGCAGCAGCACCAGCAACGGGAAAGACCGAATTGATATTAGAGTTTCAGATTAATTTAAGTTGTTTGCATGGTTTAAATCATGCCATATTCACTCCTGAAACTGGGAGCGCGCAAGACATATTTAGCGAACTATGCCATAAGTACATAGGAAAACCTTACATAAAATCCGAGTGGCAAATGGATGAGCGCGAAAGATTGATAGCCGAGAACTTTGTAAACAGCCATTTTGTAATAGTAGACACAGAGGACGAAGATATAACCGCAACAGAGTTTTACGAGTTAGTTAATAAGATCGAAGATAACACAGGTTTAAAGATTCATACTACTTTAGTAGACCCTTGGAACGAACTTAAGGAAGAATTTAACCATGAGGACTTAGGACGAGAGGATAAGTATTTAAGCCGTATGCTTGGGTGGATTCGTAAGAATGCACGAACGACTAAACGCCATCACTTTATCCTAACACACGTAAGAGACCAAGCTTTAGTAAGTCAAGGCGGAATAACTTATTATCCAGCACCGCACGCTAGAGAGTTCGCAGGAGGGCAAACATGGTTTAGAAAAGGAAATACTATGCTTATACCTTGGCGTCCTCCTTACGGATTATCAGACGGTAATAACAGAGCGTACGGAAAGAACGAAACTATTTTAAGGATAGCAAAGAGCAAGCCGAAAGGAACGAGCGAGAATGGAAAATATATTATGAACTTAGATACTGCTAGATACCAATATTATTTTGAAGACGAGCAAGGACAAAGAGTTTACGCGAATCGGGGTCAGGAACATACTTTTTTAGAATCCAACCACGAAGCAAAACCTTTACCTTTTAATACTAACTTTGACGAAGAAATGCCTTTTTAATTATGAAACACTTACCACTATTCGCAGGTATTAACGGCTTCGGACTTGCTGCCGATTGGATGGGATGGGAACAGGTCGCCCATTGCGAGATTGACGAATTTTGTCAAAAAGTTATTCAATATTATTGGCCTAAATCAATACCACATTATGACATCAAAAAAACAGATTTCAAACAGTACAAAGGAACAATTGACATTATTTCAGGAGGATTCCCATGTCAACCGTATTCCGTCGCAGGAAAGCGAAAAGGAAAAGAGGACGAACGCCATTTGTGGCCAGAAATGCTTAGAGCAATTCGAGAAGTTCAACCACGATGGGTTCTTGGCGA